CATTTCCATGGTCCAACTGATGCTCACGTCGCCGCCTTGGGGATGGCTGAACACGCCGGTCACCACATCGTCGGTGTAGCTTGTCCAGTTGACCTTGCCCCCAGAAGTCTGGAAGCGGGCCAGCATAGCGTCACTCTTGAGCGCGGGACGGCCCTGTATGACGTGATAATCCCGCATAGCGATAGCCGGGTGCATATCCTCGGCTTGGCACAGCAGCATGATAGCCATCGCTTCCGCCTGGTTTTTGAAGCCAAACATTTTGCTATCGGCTGCCACTTGCGCCATCTTTTGGATGTCGGCCATTGGCACAATGTTAGACATCGGCAATCACCTCCCCCAGCGTGCGGTTGCACTTCACGAGCTTGCCGGCCACCCCATCGCGCAGGATGTCCAACAGGTGGATGCGGTTGGTTTTGCCCATATGCGGCAGGGCGTGCAGATCACGTTCGCTCATGTCTAGCACATCCTGCCAGGTCAGGCTTGGATCGTGGCTCATCAGCACGGTCTTGACCCTCTTGTTGATTTCCGTGTCGGCAACCCGCCACTCTTTCCAGTCACTCATTCTGCTTTCTCCTTCAAAAGAAACCGGCGTGATCCCGGCTGCTCAACTACGAAGCTCTCGTAGATGTCTGGGTATGCCGTCTTGAACAAATCGGCGCTGAAACGCTTGCTAGGCTTGGCAGACTTCCATGTGGCGAGCGTGCGCCCGTCTAGCGTCTGCATTTCTGCATTGTCGCCCATAACGCGCTGTATGGCCGTCTGTAGGCGGTCTTCCTCGGCCTCAAAGGCTTTGATGCTGGCCTTAATACCGGCTAGGCGCTTAGCCGCTTGTTCTAGCTCTAGAGACGCCATGGCGACGCCCTCAGTGCTGACAGGGTAAGCCGCTTTGCACTGTGAGACGCTTTCCGGGTCGGGCAGGGTGTTGGTCTCCACCATGGCCCAGAGTTTCGCCATCTGCGCTATCTGGCCTTCCTTCTCATCCTCTGAGAAGTCCAGCTTGAACGTCCTGAAACGCTGCCCACCAAAGAGAATGCACAGATACACTGTATCTACGCCAAAGCATGCCGCCTCGTGGCAGCACTGCGCCCAATCGGCATTCGGCACCCTCACAGGCTCGCCAGGCTCTGAGTAATTGTGGATGTGCAGCGCGTTGTAGTTTTTGCACTCCACGAGGAAGCTATTATCCGCGGCGATGTAGTCGCCGTGAGACTTCAGCCACGGATACCGCGGATGGGTAGCCACGGCATCGCCTAGGGCCTTTAGTTCGCCCAATTCCTCAGATGCGAATGCCGCGATGGTGCTCTCCATGCGAAGGCCCATCTGCACCACCTCAACCTCGCTCAGGTCAGGGCGCTCAGCGCGGCCAATCTTCTCGGCCACCACCTCAAATGCCTTGCCTGTCATGGCGCGGCGTGAATCTGTTGACCACCAGGCGCTGCGGCGCTCGTCTGCGCTAAAACCGCTCATTGCACTGTCTCCCCGACCTCATCAGCCGCCACGCCGGCTAGCACCTCAGAGAACGTGACCTCGCTCACAGATATTTGTTTGGCCTCAGCAATTTTTGTTGCCTGCTTATGGAGAGCACGCATAACGGCTATCGCACCACGCTCAAAAACCACGGCAAAAATGTCATCGGCCATTTTCAATTCCTGTTCGAATAACACTTTGTCTATTGTCATATCACCACCTCCACCAGCTTACGGGTGCCTGCAAAATACTTGTTAATGGCTGTAGCCAAGGCCGGCAGCATCACAGTCGGGAGATAGATTGCATCTCGGATTAGCTCTTCATCCCTGTTCTCCATCACAATCTGGATGTGTGCGCTGTCGTCGTCTATGTCTAAATACACGGTCCACATATCGTCCGAATCCGTATATTTCCCAAAAAATACCTCTTCCATGGCGCTGTCCCTTTCCTTGTTGTAGCGCGACACCTAATTTATCGGAGGTTTCGATGAGGTCAAGCGGAAAAGCGCGCAAGGCCAAAAAAAACCCCCAGCGGTTAGGCCAGGGGTCAAGTTCCAATCATGGGAGAGACTTGCGGAGAGGAAGGTGTCCGCGAGCGCATCATGCACGGCTAGAAACCCCCTTGCAAGGCCCAGCAAAACCCCCTACGCATACAACGTGCACATTGCACACACCCATTGGAGAGACAGATGAGCAGGACAATTCCAATCCGCGTGCCTGAAGAGATATTTGACGCAATCGAAGCCATTAGCCAGCGCACAGAGCACACGCGCAGCTATGTAGGACGTCGGTTGCTGGAAGAGGGACTGAAAGGGGAGTTATTTGGGTCCGCGGTCAAGCCCAAGCGGGTATCAATCAAGTCCATTGCCATGCGGATCGTGGAAGGCGTTGAAATTCCGTCTTGCATCCCGGCAGATGCTTGGCTGGAATGGGATCAATACCGCGCCGCGAAGTCAGGCAAAGCATGGACGGCGCACGCGAAGGTTCTTTGCATTGCGCGGCTTGAGACGTTTTGGCAGCAAGGCCACGATCCCGCGGCTATCATCCGGCAGAGCATAGAGAATGGCTGGTCCGGGCTGTTTGCACCCAAAGAGGTAGCTGTGGGCAACCGCGAAGACCTAGCCCGCCGGGTGCAGCCCATCGTCGAAAGCAGCGCGGAGGAGCTTTTCTAATGTGGACATTAGCAGGCGTGTTTATAGCCGGCTGCATTGGCGCGCTGATAGGCGGGCTGATTGTGGTTGCCGGATCGTGGCGCGAATTGAGGAAGGAATGGGAAGATGAGTGAATGGCAGCCGATAGAAACGGCCCCGATGGATGGAACACTCATCTTGTTGTGGCCTTATATAGATTTTGGTGAGCCGGGAGAAAAAGATTTTTGTCATGTTACGGCGGGCTTTTTTGATGACGAATGGAAAAATTGGTATGACCTTAACTCCCAAGAGCTATTCAATCCCACTCACTGGATGACCTTACCAGTGCCGCCCGCGGAGAAAACCCCATGAGTGACATTGTAGTCCGGCGTATGCCGCAGCTATCGCAGCCCCTTAGCCTAGCCGTGGCCGATGAGCAGCGGCGCGAGGCTAACAGTGGCCCCGGTGAGTATAGCCCACAGGCTTTGGCCCCCTCACTGGTTGCGGAGGCTGAGAAGGCCTCGAGGCAGGCTAGGGCCGCGCTACAGCCGCCCACAGGGGCGTTTGTGCTTAGCTGGATAGCACCTATCCACGCCGGGTTCTCAAACCCCCCCAGCGCCCGCGAGAGTGCCGTATGGGCCACCGCGGTTGCCAAAGCTTGCGCGCGAGTGCCGGCACAGGCTTTCACTGAGGATGCGCTGATAGACCTGGCCGCGCGTAGCAAGTTTTGGCCGTCCGCAAGCGAGGTGCTGGCCGTGGTGCAACCGGAAGCCAATCGGCTGTATAGCAAGGTTCTGGCGATGGAACGCATCGCGCGGAGGAAGCCCCCGGAGCCTCCAAAAAAGGTAAGCTTCACTGACCTATCCCCTGAACAAAAGGCGATTGATGACGCTAAGACGCGCGAGATGATCGACCGGATGAAAGCCGCCATCGCGGAGCGCGATCGTAAATTCAGGCCAGAACGCGCGGATAGGGCAGCGCCTGTCAGCCTTGGCGCATTGATGGCCGGCTACCAGCGCGTGATCGACAGCGGCAGCAGCTATGCCGAGGCGGCGCGCGTGCGATTAGAGAAACTTAAGCGCGATAACTGAGTCTGGCACGGTTCTTGCATAAGGGCTTTTTGGGTAACACCTAGAAGCCCTTTTTGCATGCCCACGACTGGCACGATTCTTGCAATCTTATATACACGTCCTCGACGACTTACGTCGTGCTTACAATCGTCAAGTTTATAACCCCCCTATCTATAACCCTATCGGGTTAAATCTAGGGGGGATGCAAGGGGGGAAGGGCGCGCGAAGCGGGCAAGCGCAAGGCCCGTAAGCCATTGCAAACGCTACGGAAATGGCGCGCTGCTACTGTATACCTTGCGCGCATTGTGAGCGTTGTGCGCATGGCATGCAGTGCATACACTAGACCACAAGAATGGCGCGGGCCTGGTCGTAGCGATGTTTGACATCTTCAAGGCCCACACTGCCGCCATTCACCGCCTTGCGGAGCTTGGGTAGGTCGCCCGAATCGGCCACGAAATTAAGGCCCATGCGGGACCACCAAATACACGCGCTTTCCGCCGCACCATCTGGCGTGCCAAGGCTTTCAACCCAATCATCGCTTAATTCACGCCAAAGCACGCGGGCAACCCGGTCATAGTTCCAGCGGCCAGTGATTTGGACAAGTCCGCGCCCGCGGTACAACCATGCATCGCCCGGAAGCCGGTTGCCCAAGTTTTTACGCCCCCACTCGCCGCCGTATATCTCTTCCGCGATGATCCGCTCATCCGCTGGATGGCCTACGCGGCGGCAGGCATCTAGCGCGCGGGTGCTGGCCCGCTTGCCAAACACTGCCGCAAGGCGATCCGGGCTGTAATCCAAGCTTTCAATAAGCCTACGCCCGCCGTTAGTTTCATGCCCGAAATTGGCTAGGGCCATGCAGCAGCGGACCGGGTTCGCCGTCATACCGGCGCGGCTCATGTGTTCCTCTAACAGGGGTGCCCACATGGACGGAGCACTCCAGCCAATCCCGCTCAAAATCTGTTCGGTTATCATGATTCCACCATAGGTATAGGGCGGCCCCGCATGACGCTAACGCCAGCAGGGCCGCGGTTAAAACAAGCTTCCGTGCTGGCAATATCATGCGTCCGGCTGCCGCACAAAAGAGCGTGCCACTGTCTGGATAACAGGCTCTAAACGGCGCGGTAGCCTAACGCTAGCAGGCCATGCGGCGGGCTTTGAAGCCGTGGCTAAAAACTCTGTAGCCATAAGCCGCCCGCTTTCGTAATTGCGTTGCTGCCAGCTTGGAAGGCTTTCATACGCCGCCCGGTAGCCTAGACCCTGCACCGCGTCCTGATAGCCCGCCCGCACCACTTCCATGATGTCAGGCCGCTGCCGGGCTTTGGTGTGCAGAACCTTGTGCGCTTCGTCGTTTTTCATAGCACCACCACCAAAAAGATGGCGCCGCCAAGCGTAATGAGGAATGCCAGGCCCTCAATCAGGGTTTTAAGAATGGTCATTGTCAGTCCCCCTTATGCGCCAATGGCGCGCAATGCGTTGCAGATACGGTCGCGGCGGCTTAGCCAACGCTCTAGGCTGGCATGGCGCGTCATTGGGTGCTCAGTGGCACTAGACCACGCCCACAAGCGTTCAAAGCGATTGAGCGTTGCATCCCCAATTAGGCCATGCGCCCACAAATGCCGCACCCGCTCCCATGATGCGCGGGCTTGAATCAATTCGCGCAATTCAGCGCGGGCTTCCATATGTGTCATTGTCTTTCCCTTTTCGTTGTCGATGCCACCGTGGCAATCGGGCAAAGCGCACACTGCCGAAGCAATGCCGCCTTGCCGGATTGTCAGCCTCTAGCCACGGCAGCTGCGGCTTTCTTGCTCACGCCATGGGCTGGAAATCCCACAATAACCTTGCGATCCACACGCTGGCAAAGCTGGCATGTCGCGCATGATACGTCATCACGATACGTGGCCGGGCAGGTTTCAACCGTACGACCGGCAGGTGTGGTGACAGTGTGCCGCACACCCTCCGCGGCATCTAACACCACGACAACAGGCCCGGCTTTTGTATCGGCCAGCCTATCAGCATCGGCGAGGGTATTGGCGCTTAGGTTAACCGTAAAGCCTAGGTTATTGACCATGGTGACGGTTGCCACATTAGCCTTGTTCATTGGCTTGTGGGTATAGGTGAAACCCCGCTTGCCACTGCTAGCCTTAGCCAATGCCAGCAAAGCCTTGCGGTCAATCTTGGCATCAACGCCAGGTAAATCGCCCGCTTGATTGTGTCGCCAGAGCTGACCATCGGGCAGCGCCGCAATCTTGGAAACGAATACAGGCCATTCGTCGCCGCGCTGCCCATTGGTAACGGCGCGCCAATGCATGGCAAGAGGCCCGCCTCCAGCGTAGCAGCCTTTAGCATAGAGCGGGCAGGAAGCCGGGCATGTGGCCTTGCTTGATGTCGATACGGGGATAGGTCCCGTTTTGCCGTTACGGCTTTCTAGAACCAGGTGTGTCAGCATTGTTCGCTCTTTCCCATGTGGCATGATTGCCTAGAGCGCAGGTATACAACGCGCACAAGGTATGCACGTTAAATGTTGTCCATCTACGTGAATAATTCTTAATCCTTACAAAACACAACATGGCACGTTTCTTGCTTCACGCGCGCGCGCGTACCTTATTACGTCTATATCGTCATAGCGTGATGACGTTATATCGTCACATCGCCTATCACGTTATATCATAACCCACGACCCTGTTTGGTTAGCCTCTATGTCCTATATCGTATTACATCCAGCTCAATGGCAATGATGGAAGCAATGGCCTCTACCACCCCCGCGCGTAGGCCATTCTAAGGCCCGTACAGGCCGTTCTATCGATGGGGTCGGTAGGGTGGTAGCGCAGAACACTACAAAGCCCTGTACGGCCTTCTGTGATGGAGTTTGGGTAAGGGACACTGACCTATTTACGCAATGTTATAACATAACACCGTTTGCATGACCGCACATGCCCGCACGGCAGAAAGCGCGTGACCGCGCATGGGCCGCGGGGGGGCTGATGAGCGTGCCCCTCTCCTTGTTCCCCCCAAGAAAAAACTGGGTTTGGGGTTTGGGTTGTATATATACGTTGTAACGTGTGTGTCAGATGAGGGTTTGGTTATGGATACGGTGGTGATGAACAAGGTGTTGGACTTGTATGCGAGCGGTGCGCTTGTGCGCGTTGTATGCAACCGTTGCAATGTAAGCATTAGCTCAGTGATGCGGGTGTTGAGAAGGGCGAGGGCTGAGGGTGATGTGCGGGTTTTGAAGAGGCGGCGGTTGTTGGGTGGTGAGCGTGGGCGGATGATTGAGGGTATGTTGGGTGTTGGTGATGGTGTGAGTGCTGCGGAGATTGCGGAGTTGTTGTGGGGTGATGAGTTGCCGAGCACTTGGCGGAATGTGGTGATGATAGAGATTAGTAAGTTGCGGAAGGCTGGGGTGGTTGTTAAGAACCTCAAGGGGCGTTATGTATTGGCATAAAGTTTAGGGGTAAAACCATGGTTGAATCCGACGAGAATGTTATGGGTGCTATGATTTTTGATCGCGCCCGACAAGAGATACCGGATTTGCAAAGTGCCGACATGGGTGTGATTTACACGCCTAGGGACGGCGACCAGAAGCTCAGGTATTGGCAGGCTGATGAGGCTGGTGAGCCAGACAATCCGAGGCCTGAGGCTCTGCCTGTGGGGCGGGCTGGTATGCAGCTTTTTAATTCCGGCGTTAGCCCCGCCGATATTTTTCGTGAGTATCAAAAGTATAATACCAGCGCCAAAAATGAGGCGCCGGGCACTCTGGCTGAGAGCGTGAGCGGGTTGGTGCGGCAGCCGTATCCAAGCGAAGCTGAGTTTTTTCGCAGTAGGCCGGACGTGGCGGGCATGGCAACTGAAGACGCTCGCATTGCTTTGAACCCTAATTCTCCGTTAAGCCCGCAGCAGCGGAATGCGGTGGCTGTGAACGAGGCGGCAAGGCTTGCCATGCGGGAGTATCAGCAGCCGGCCCCGGCGTTGACGCCCGCTCAAGCGCAGTATCTTTCCACCGTGAATAACGGGGCTGCTTACCCTGGCGGTGAAGCGGCGCAACGGGAAACGATGATAGCGCGGTTGTTGTCTGGAGACCCGAGTGCGGGTCAGACTTCGCAGCAGCAACAAGAGTACGCCGCCAAAATCAAAGCGTTGATTGGAAATCTAACGGGCGCGGTTAAGCCGTGAAATTTGACCTCCAAAAGTTTTATCAATTTTGCTCTCAGTTGCAGATTGAGACGAAGGAGAAGGGGTTGCAGCGGCTGGACAAGCTGTTGGGCACGCAGACGTATGTGATGAACGAGATCGCGCGTGGGCTGGAGGAGGACATTCACTTCTTCACCATTCTGAAGGGCCGTCAGCTTGGCGTGACGACGATCAGCTTGGCGTTGGATTTGTATTGGGTGTTCACGCATCCGGGTTTGGGTGCCACGCTGGTGACGGACACTGAGGAAAACCGGGAGATGTTTCGGTCCACCTTGGGCATGTATTTTGAGCACTTGCCGCGGCAGTTCAAGATTCCGATGGAGGGGCATAACCGCAACCAGTTGGTGCTGAAGAACCGCAGCCGGTTGTTTTACCAGGTGGCGGGCTTGCGGGCTAAGGGCAGCTTGGGGCGTGGTAAGGCTATCACGTATTTGCATGGCACGGAGACGAGTTCATGGGGCGATGAAGAGGGTTTGGCGTCGTTGCTTGCTTCGTTGGCTGAAACCAACCCGGACAGGCTGTACATGTTTGAGAGCACTGCGCGGGGCTTCAACCTGTTCCATGATATGTATGTCACGGCCAAAAAGGCTCGCACGCAGAGGGCCATCTTTTGCGGTTGGTGGCGAAACGAGTTTTACACCGCAGACCCAGAGACGGCGGTATATAAAACATATTGGGATGGACGACTGACCCCTGAAGAGAAGGAGTGGGTCAGGGACATCAAGAAGCTTTACGGCTTTGAGATCAACAGCCGGCAGATGGCATGGTGGCGGTGGAAGCTGGCAGAGGGCATCAAGGACGATGCGCTGATGTATCAGGAGTTCCCGCCCACGGAAGACTATGCGTTCATCATGTCGGGCACTTCGTTCTTTAGCACATCGCGTTGCACGGACGCGGCCAAGGCTTCGAAGGCCACAAAGCCGGATTACTATCGCTATGTGATGGGGCAGTTGTTCCAAGACACTGAGGTGATGAAGTCTCAGGAGCGGCTTGCAACGCTGAGCATTTGGGAGGAACCCGTTGACAATGGGTATTATGTTATTGGTGCCGATCCTGCTTATGGCAGCAGCGATTGGGCTGACCGCTTCTGTATTCAGGTGTTTCGCTGCTATGCGGACGGTTTGGAACAAGTTGCGGAGTTTGCCACCAGCGAGTTAAACACCTACCAGTTTGCGTGGGTGATTAGCCATTTGGGTGGTGCGTACAAGAACAGCATCCTCAATCTAGAAGTGAATGGTCCCGGCCAGGCGGTCATCAATGAGTTGCGAAACCTAAAGCGCCAAGCGGTTGCCATGGGCGGCAAGGACGGCACTAGCTTGATGAACGTGCTGGGGCATATGCAGAATTACATCTGGCGCAAGAACGATACGCTAGGCGGTTTGTCCAATAGTATTGGCTGGGTCACTACATCCGCGAGTAAGGAGCGTATGCTTAATTACTTGAAGGATTACTTTGAGCGCGGGATGCTGATCGTGCGGTCCATGGATACCTTGGATGAAATGAAGACGGTGACTCGGCAGGACGGAACCATTGCGGCTGCTGGGCGGGGTAAGGATGACCGGGTGATTGCCTCTGCTTTGGCGGCGGCGGCGTATGCTGAGCAGTTGCAGCCGCGGTTGATAGCCATGAACCTGACCAAGCTTCGCAATCGGGCAATGGATGAGTTGGATGCGGAGGAGCGTGGCCGGGAGCGCACGGTGGTGAGCAAGTACCTCAAGAACATTGGGCTTGGTATGTGATGTTTGCGCTGCGGCCAAAGAAAGAGCTGATAGAGTGGTTCCGCCGCTTTTGGGCGGATAAGGACCGCGGCATCAGCATGGAGTTGCTGGTGGAGTTTACCGGCGTTTCAAAGAAGACGTTGGAAGAGGTGGCAAGGCGCGGCAATCGCCCGATGCAAGATTGGGTGCAGTCCGCGTTGAGCAAGTTTGCGCATGAGTGGGAAGCGGGCATGATCGAAGTGTATCAGCGCCCCAACCGCACCAAGGGCATCAGGTACAGGCGGGAGCCTAAGTTGGACATGCGGCCAAGCGTTGGGCTGCAAGTTGTGGACGGGCAAATCCGTTTGAATGTGGGAATGAAAAACCGGGCAAACTACATGACGCCCACGCTGAAGGAACAGTTGAAATGATTAAGCGCCACTACAAGTGCCCTAAGCATGGGTTTTTTGAGTCATGGGAGGCTGTCTGCACGCATGGTTGCTTGGACGGCATTAAGGTGGCTTTCCTGAAAGCGCCGGCGTATCTGTCTGACAAAACCAAGCGCAACGATGCCAACC